AATACTGTACATGATTCTATTGTAATTGATGTACACCCTGATGAAGTAGAAGTAGTAAAGAGTATAATAAAATATACTAACAATGATATGACAAGCACTATTAATGAGCATTTTAATATAGATTTAAATGTTCCATTACTATTAGAAGCAAAAATAGGTAAGAATTGGCTTGACATGCAAGACGTAATGTGATATAACGTCTAAACCAAATGAAGAAGGAGACACTATGAGTGATTTAGTAACTATAAATACAGATAACTATGCAGCCATGGCAAAGGCTATGGGCATAGCAAATGAAGGTGGTAACAAACAAAAGGCAAGTACGCTTGCCCGTCTGCGAATCCAACACTCACCTATCTTGGGTGACGATAAGGTGTTGGTAAAGGCAGGGCAGTATAAGATGGAGATTCCTGACGGAGAAACCTATTATGCTTCCTCTGTAAAGGTACGCCCATACATGCAACGCTTTATGTATAAGCGTTTTGTAAAGGGTTCTGGTAACGTACCTAATCGTTATGTCAAGACTGTCATGGCTGATACGCTTACGATAGACTTGAAAGATAACGATGGTGGGTTTAACTGTGGTAAACCTGCTGGTTACATCCAAGACTTTCAGGGTCTACCTAAGAATACACAGGAACTAATCAGGCAGATTAAGCGAGTGCGTGTTGTACTAGGAACCGTTGAACTTATCGGTGCTACTGATAGCAATGGTAATGAGGTTAATGTCCCTGAGACAGCGTTCATATGGGAGATTGAAAACCGGGATGCCTTTAAAGAGGTAGGTAATGTATTTGCTAAACTGAATAAGATGAAGCGTCTTCCTGTTCAGCATATCATTACTGCGAATACGGATGAGCGTAAACTTCCTAACGGAAATAGTTTCTTTCTTCCGATGGTATCTCTTGACGTAACGAATACTGTTGAGGTTACACAAGAAGATCAGGATAAGTTCTCTGACTTTATGTCTTGGGTATCTAACTATAACGAGTATATCATTAATGCTTATGCGGAGAAAGCATCCCCTCACAACGATGAGGACGATGCCGCTATCACAGATGGCATGATTGATATAGAACTAGAAGAAGAGGTAGCGTAATGAATCACCCTGCTGAATTGGCGTTGCACCAGTACATGGACAAGGCAACTAAAGGTAATACAACTATGTCGGATGACACAATCAAACGTGTGGCTGATGACATAACCGCAGCTTTGAAACGCCAGTTCGGTGGGGGCAACAAGCGGGATGAGTTTACTCTACGCATGTCTAATGTTGGCAGACCTACTTGCCAGCTATGGTATGAGAAGAATAAACCTGAACTTGCGTTGCCCTTCCCTACCACATTTGTAATGAACATGATGCTAGGTGATATAGTAGAGGCTGTATTCAAGGGTATCTTGAAAGAAGCAGGAGTGCAGTATGAAGACACGGACAAAGTTACTCTTGACCTTGGTGACGATAGCGTTTCTGGCTCTTATGACATTATCATTAATGACGCAGTTGATGATATTAAATCAGCTTCAGACTGGTCATACCGAAATAAATTTGAGTCCTATGACAGTCTTGCCAGCGGTGATGGCTTCGGTTATGTCGCACAGTTAGCTGGTTATGCTAGAGCATCAGGCAAGAGAGCAGGTGGCTGGTGGGTTGTGAACAAATCCAACGGACAGTTTAAGTACGTACCAGCGACAGGCTTAGATGAACAACAAGAGGTAGAAAAGATTGCTACCACAGTACAAACAGTAAAGGAGAATAAATTTGAAAGAGCCTTTCAACCAGTACCAGAAAAGTTTAGAGGACAGGAGACGGGTAATAAAGTTCTTAACGATGGGTGCAAGTTTTGTTCTTATCGTTTTAGCTGTTTTCCTACTCTAGTAGAAAGACCTGCTGTGAAATCACAGGCAAAGAACCCGCCCATTGTGGCATATGTCGAACTGAAAGAGGAGTACATGAATGGATGATGAACGACTGGAACTTGATGCTTTACTGGATGAAATCAAAACTACAGAACAACGTCTTCTGGAACTTCGCAAGGAATACCGTGAGCGTAGGACTGCAGGTTTACGAGACGCTGTTGCAGCACGTAATGAAGCTGACAAAGCTATCCAAGAGGAACTCAAGGCTCTTGGTGGCAGCTATCGTTATCGTATTAGTAGCCCTAGTTTCTTCTAGTGCCTAACGCAAAACAATTTAGGGCAGCACGAAAGTATGGTTATCGTAGCGGTCTTGAACTCAAAGTATCTGAGTACCTTAAAGAACTAAAGATAAAGTTCTTATACGAGGGTCTGAAGATTGAGTGGGAAGACTTAGCATACAGAACATATACACCAGACTTCGTGCTGTCCAATGGCATCATAATCGAAACAAAGGGTATGTTTACTGCAGCAGATAGGCGTAAGCATATCGCTGTAAAGAAACAGCATCCTAAATTAGATATACGGTTTGTGTTTGAAAACAGCAGACGAAAGCTACGTAAGGGTGCTAAGTCTACATACGGTGAATGGTGTATCAAACATGGCTTCAGATACTATGACAGGGTTATCCCTGAAGATTGGTTGAAGGAGAAAGGAAAAAACAAACACCCAAAGTTTATTAAGTTTGGGGGTACGAAAGTGAAAAGGAGATGACTATGAAAATGATAGAGAAACTAATGGCAGAAATAAGTGAAGAAGATTTCCTGATACGAGTAAGACCCTTTGCAGATGACGATGGGGCTTGGACAGGAGAGGTAGACATATCCATAATGGCTATGCCTGACAACCCAATGTATGATGATGACTATAATAAGGTCATGCACTTTACTAAGATGATGTGTGCTGCTGTACCCGTTATGGAAGAGGTAACAGATTTACGTGATGTAGTGCATGAGTATGTTACGAATGTTATTGACAAAGAGATGGAAATTGATGTAGAACTAGAAGAAGAAGCTGGTGTGGAAAAGACCTACGATGGTAACGTAGTACACCTAAACTTTAACACAAAGACAGGGGGTTCAGCATGAATAGACACGAACAGTACATGAAGTTGATGGAAGAAAAAGAACAGGCAGGTAAAGAGGCATATAGTGGAAAGGTTATAGACATGGTAAACAGTCCACCACACTACAACCAGACAGGTATTGAGTGCATACATGCTATCTCTGCTGCTACTGACAAAGGATTTAAGTATTACCTACAGGGTAACATAATGAAATACCTATGGCGTTTTGACTACAAGGATAAGCCAATAGAGGATTTGCAGAAAGCCAAGTGGTACTTGGACAAGTTGATAGAAGAGGTAATGGCAAATGATAAAAGTTAAAATGTTCATTACAATTGACATTGATGAGGAAGAATACCCCATACCAGCCGATGGACAGGTTGGTGAAGAAATAGAAGACAGCATACAAGAATACTTTTATGATATAGACGGTGCTGATATTAAACAATTAGAACAATTATGGAGTAATGAAATGATAAGCAACCAATTACCAACAGACTACCAAAACTTTATTGCTCTTTCCCGATACGCACGATGGAAAGAAGATGAACAAAGAAGGGAGACATGGAGTGAAACTGTCACTAGATACTTTGATTATATGGCTGGGCATCTTGGTGCTAACTTTAGCTATAAGCTTCCTGATTCACTGAGAGGTGAACTAGAAGGGGCTGTACTTAGTCAAGCTATCATGCCTACTATGAGGGCATTGATGACTTCAGGGCCAGCACTAGACCGCTGCCACGTAGGTGGATACAACTGCTCATACGTACCTGTGGACAGCCCACGTGCGTTTGATGAGACTATGTACATCCTCATGTGTGGCACAGGTGTAGGCTTCTCTGTGGAGCGTCATTGTATTGAGAAGCTACCTATTGTAAACGAAGACTTCCATCACACAGACACAGTAATCAAGGTAGGTGACAGTCGTCCGGGTTGGGCTAAGTCACTCAAAGAATTGATTGCTATGTTGTATACTGGACAGATTCCTAAGTGGGATGTATCTGAAGTACGTGCAGCAGGTGAACGCCTCAAGACATTTGGCGGTAGGGCATCAGGCCCACAGCCTTTGGTTGAGTTGTTTGAGTTTGTTGTACAGAAGTTTAAGGGT